AACTTCTTGTACTTTAGTTACTAACTGTTTTAATGCAGGTATCTTTTTTAAAAACTTATCTTTTAATTTAAAACCTTCTTCTGTTGTTGTACCCATAACTTCACCTAGTTTCTTTCCACCTCCGCCATAGAGAAATGTGTACATAAATCTTTTTGCTAACCATCTTTCTTCTTGTTTTAAACCCAATGCTTGTAATGTTCTTGTATGTATATCTCCATTGATAACATCATCAGCATACTCACCACCATCATAAGCAGAAATATAATGACCTAATATTCGTAATTCTATTTGTGACATATCAGCTCCGACTAAAACATGACCTTCACTTGCACAAAATAACGAACGACACTCCGGACCATATTCTAAAATAACTGCAGGTACTTGTGCTAAGTTAGGATTACTGTGTGTAGCTCTACCTGTAATAGCACCATTAATATTTATTGAACCATAAACTCTATTTTGTTTTTCTAATTTTAACCAAGCATTATTACCTTCAGCTATTTGTGCTATACGTTTTTGTATCATAAAATACCTTGATAACACTTTAGCTTCTGGCCACTCTAACTCTTTTAAAATTTCATCATCAACTTTAGCTCTACCATCTGGTGTAAATTCTTTTGGTTTCCAATTACGATTTTCTTTTAATCTAAAAGCAATATGATCTCTTGAGTTAGGATTAAATTGTATTTCTTTCTTTTTAATAAAAGCAACACCAGCTTTATAACCCATTTTTTTATTATCTCTTTTAGGTACAAACTTTGTTTCTTCAATCCAAGGCGGAAAATACTTTTGTAATTCTAATCCTAGTTTTTCTCTTTCTGCTGATAAATCAGAATATAATTTTTTAGCAGCATCAGTATCAAAGCCAATACCATTGGCCATCATTTGAGTACATAACAATTGTACTTTGTGTTCTAAGTTTAAAGCTTCATCTGAATATTCTTTACTTAATATTTTATTATAAAGTGTATGAGTTACATGAACATCTTGCTCACAATACTCTAGCATTTCAGGTGTAAATGTGTCCCATGATTGTGGCTTTTCACCTTTGTGCATTTTAAGTCTGTAACCCCAAGCTTTTAATGACTGTGAACCTATTAAGTTTTTAGGAAAACCAGTGTGCATTAATTTAAAATCTATTTCTTTTACATGCGCATATATTAAACGAGTTGCTACAAGTGTATCAAACAGTTCAGCTTTAGGTCTAAACTTTAATATTTTTTCTATAACAGGAATATCAAATGCTATGATGTTATGACCTATTAACATCTTTGCATTTTTAATTTTTTCAATACAAATATTTAAGTCTGTAAATACTTCGTTAGTATTAATATCTTTTATTACTATGCAATGTATTTTTGTAACTTTTTCTAATAAGTTATCACACTCTAAGTCTAAAATATAATTCATTAATTTAACCTCACATATCTAACTTCAATCATAAAAGCGTATTTACTCATTGTTGAAAGTATATTTAACATATCTATTATTATTTCTGCGTCCTCTTCTCTGTGTACATAAAGGTACTGCATTTTATTTTGTTTACGAGCTGCAGTAATTGACTCACCAATTTGTGACATAATGTAATCACTCCATTTGGTACTGTAGTAATCAAATCTCTTCATGCTCTTGCAATCGCCCAGTTGTTGGATCAAAATTTATTCTGCCACATAAACCTGTTTCACCGGACCAACGGTTTTTTAAAACTCTTACTGATGTAACGTTTTGTGTTTTTGCTGATTGCTGATTTCTTTCTAAGCCTATTACAATATCACTAAGTTGTGCTATTCCATGACTACCACGTAGTTGACCTAGTGAAGTTGATGCACCTTCTTCGTGGCCTTTATCATTAAAGGTTCTTCTTAAATGACTAACTACTATTAATGCTATACCAGTTTCAGATACTAAAGATCTTAATCCTGTCATTATAGCATCTAAGTTTCTACGTTCATCACCGCTTTCATTACCTGATATTACAATACTTAAATGATCTAAAAATATATATTCACATTGTAGAGCTTTAGCTAAGTATCTTATCTTAGATAATAAATGACCTTGCTCTAACGAACCAAAGTGATTGTACAATAAAACATTACCATTATTAAATAATGATTTAAAAGCTTCTGATAATTTTTTCTTATCTTGTTTTTCTGTAGATAAATGTAGTGGTGTATTTAATTCTAGACTTAATAAACTTTCAGCTGACTTTTGTATACTTTCTTCTAATGCTATGTAACCAATTTTTTTATTTTGTTTAATAAGATTAAAAGCTAGCTCACGACAAAATTGACTTTTACCAATACCTGTACCTGCTGTAATTGTAACAAGCTCACCTTTACGCATACCTTTTGTTTTCATATTCATTGATGGAAAAGGATAATTTATAGTTTGAACGACTTCTTTATTAACAACTTTATCTAATAAATCAGCTGCATCAATTATACCATCAGGTCTAAATACTTTTGCGTCCCATAAACAATTTAAAAGTTCTTTTGTTTTATCTGCTACTAACATTTCGTTAGCATCTTTCATTGGTAGTCTTGCTATCTTAGCTTGACCAGGTTGAAATAATTCTGCTACTTGTTTTGCAGCTTTTATTCCGGGCTCATCTTGATCAAAACAAATTATAATTTCTTCAAAGCCTGACAAAAATTCCAGAGATTTAGTTACATCTTTTACTGCTGAGTGTGCTCCATTTTTTAATGAAACAACTGGCCATTGGTTACCATACACTTGACTAACACTTAAACAATCTAGCTCACCTTCAACTATTGTAATACGCTTGCCGGCATCTCTAAATAATTGTTCACCAAATAAACCTGTACTTCTTGCATCACCTAACCAAGAAAATCTTTTATCTTTAAATCTTAATTTGTAAGTGTTGTTTCCATAATCAGCTACATGTACTAATTCATCTTTGTATTTAGCAAATTTGTAATTGTACTTTTTGCAAGTATCAATTTTAATTTTTCTAGAAATTATTGGCTTGTATTCTTGTTCTGTAAGTTCGTTCATATTGGAATTTTGTATTGTTGGAGTTTTATTTTCTGAATACTCGTAGTAATCGCAACCAAAACAATAGGCATGCATGTCGTCATATCGAGCTAAATTATCTTTTGAACCACATGATGGACAGGGTTCGTGTCTTAAAAATTTTGCGGAAGTTTCCATATTACCTTTCTATAAATTGAAATACGCGCGAGGATATTTTTATTACTTCAACATCTATGCGATACAGCAGTCAAGTTAACTGGGTCGGCCGGCTGAAGTAACTACGCGTCCTCGCCGTAGATCACTCTTTCTCCAAAGTAAACCGCTAGGTTTACAAGGCGGTGTTAAGTATCACCCTTTAGGGCGCGTATTTTATTTAGTTTACAAATCATATCGAAAGGCAAAATGTTTGTAGATCTTCATCTACTATGACTGTAAACCATCTAAAACTAGTTGTTGTTGTGTTTCATCTTCACTTTGTAAAGCTTTCTGCCACAACAAATTAATTAATTGTTCACCATCTTTTAAATATGTAGGTGATTTTTCATCTTCAAAGTAATCAGCTTTTTCTAAACAAACTTGTGCTTGTTCAAACTGCTGCTTATATAAATGCTGAGAGCCAACAGTTAAATACAGATGACCTAAATCATACTTAACATTATGTTGGCTCTTTAATTGCAACAACACATACAAGGAAATCATTGAAAAATTATAAACATCATAAACCCAACCAAGCCAAGCATCACTTGATCTCATTGTAGCCATACAATTTAATTTATTATCTCTAATTAAAAATTGTAAATTTAATGTACAAGGTACATCATTAGTTTTTCTTGGGTTCTCACGCCATATATTAATTACTGCTTGTCTTGATGACGGATCGTCTTTTAATGTTTGTATTATGTATGGTAGTTGATCTACTACTTTAACACCATAAGCTCCAAAAAATCTAACACCATCATCACTAAATTTTGTAATCATTTTAGAAAATGGTGCTATTGTTTTAACTCTATTATCACCACTTAATATCCAAGCTGCTTCTGCAAATCTAAATTTTTGACCTATTTTTCTAGATTTTATATTAACCATTGGTTCGTTCATATTAATTTTAGTTGATACACATAGCTGCTCTTTTGTTTCAATACCTCTTGGTGACACTGTTGGGCATTGTGTAATCATATTTAATAATGACAACCACAATAAACTTGTAGAATTTATTTTAGGTTTTTCTTCAGTTTTATTTTTGGCCATAGATTTCTTTTTTAATAAACTCATCAGTATTTTCCTCCGCATAGTTAAAAATTACAAAGTATGGAAACATGTTTTTTAATAATACATACGCGTCATAAACTCTTCCAACGCTATCAAAATCTTCATCACCATCTTTTCTTCTTTCTTCAAATCTTGAAAGAACTTTTGCTTTAGGTGGTAAGCATAATATAAATTTATTATTTACATCTTTTCTAGCTAGCTGTTCCATTTGATTTATGTTGTAAGCTGGACCGCCTCTAAATATAGTGCTGTAAATTAATTCACTAGGCCAATGCCTATCTATAATTACACTATCTAATTTTAAACTTTCTAAATGTGGTTTGTATGCATGCTTGTATTGACCATGATGTATATAAAGATAATCAGTTAACTTACCTTTTAATGCTGTTGCTAGTGTTGTTTTACCTGCGCAGTCTGGTCCTTCTAAAATAATTTTCATATTCCTAACTCTCTTATTGTTGATTTTATTTCTAGTTGTCCGTACTTAAGAATTAAGTCGTTAACTAATTTGTTTAATGCTTTGGTTTGCAGCTCATTAAATTTTTTGTGTCCTACTAAAGCAATACCTATTGTTTCGCCTTTATCATCATCAAGGTTAAAACCTATTTGATCTACGTGTCTTCCTTTTTCAACATCACCATCAATAGTAATAATAAAATGATAGCCAATACCTAACAGTCCTGATTTTCTATGCTGCGCATCTATCTGTTCTTTTGTTACATCTAAATTTGTAGGTGTTTTTGTTGAATCTATAAAAATGTATTTAGTCGACTGCCGGTTTTTTAGGCCTGAGGTCAGCTTCAGCAATCCACTCTTTTGGTATTGTTTCTTTTGCATACTTAAATCCGTTTGTTTGACACCACTTAGCGTAAGTAGTTTTTGATATTTTACTGATACGTTGGTTTGGGTTTGAAAACACAAATCTAATATCAATGTTAGGGTACTGCTCTTTAACTTGCAGATGCTTTTGTCTGTCTTTAGTTAAAAATCTACCTTTCGCTTCAATGACAATGCCGTTTGGCAGTATAAAATCTGGTGTGTATCTCGAATTTTTTGCTGGTCTTAAATACCTAATTGTAAAAGACTCATAGCTTATAGGAACGCCTAGCTTTTTTAATTGATTAGCTATGCGCTCCTCAAGCCCACTTCTAAATAAAGTCTTCTTTTGAAGTTTCATTTACAGGTGTTGTTTTTATAGAGGGTTCGGTTTGTTCTTCAGCTACATGTACGTAACCTTTTTCTTCTTTGAATCCTAAATTAGCCATGCTTGGCATTGGTTTAGTTTGTAGTTCTAGTATTTGAACACCAACTAATCTTAATGAAATACCAGCACCAGTAGTTGCAACATAATATGGTATTAAGTCTGCAGATACTTTTACTTTACTGCCACCATAGACAATCATATCTGTCATTGGTTGACCTGAGCTATCAATTACAACTGGTCTTATTTCAACATCACCAATTTTGCCTTTCATCTTTATCTTAAATAAAGTTTTACCGTTTTCTGAAACGTAAGGCTTTGGACCTGGTTTTATTGTTTTACCTTTATTTAACTTTTTCTGTTCAGCTAAATTTTCGGTGTATGCATTATCAATAACAGAAACAAATTCTTTTGCTTCGTTATCATCAACATAAATATTACAACTATAAATTCCATTTACTTTATCGAATTTATAATCGGCGTCCTTTAACCAAGGGTAACTTGCGATACCGACTGGAGTTGTAATACGTTCGTATTTTCTTTTACTTGACATATTTTCTCCTATTATTAATGTATCTATATGTGTATCTAATTCACGAGTGTATATATTTAACTGAAAAAATATTTAGCTTTAGCTATTTCCTCAATATCCAAACTACCTTTTTGTGGTAATGGTGGAATCTTGTGTCTTTTTTTCTCGGGAATTAATGCTGTAATTTGGTCTTTAAAATGTTCTAACGGGTCCATCTCAGTATACATTTGTATAAATGCAGATCGTGCTGCATTGTTTAAATGGTCCATATCGCATGGAAGTGTTGCGTATGAATCGTGAACCATACCAAAATCTTTAACACCTTTTTGTAAACAATGGTCAATCGTTAAGAACATGTGCGTAGCATCGAGCGAATGCACGAAGTTCGGCGAAATCCCATTAGCTTGTTTACGCTTATTTATTTTATCTGTGTTTGACCTAATTCTTATTCGACCCATCATTTTAGTTTTTACAATCATATCTTTTTGCGAGTAATAAGCTTGCTTAACTGGAAAGCCTAAAGGTGTGGTCCAGTGCACAGGTGTTTTAGTAGCTGCACAAAGTCTTGCAACTTTTTGTAACCAGTCCATAGCTTCACGAGCTTTAATAACTGTATTACCAATACTATCCCAAATAATATTAGCTAAAAATATATTAGCTTTAGGTCTATCGTTAAATGGTGGTGTGTCACCTTTTTCTTCTCGATCAGAAACATATTCGTCTACAAACTCTACGCAAGAGTATCTAGTTCCACCATAAGGTAAAACCATAACACTTCGTTTAGTAGCTTTCCTATCAATACCCCAACTTAACCATTGTTTTGCTATTGGGTCTGATGATATTTTTAATTTTGAAATAACAGTATCAGCAACTACTTGATAAATATCTTCAGGTGTTTCGTTATCTGTTAAGTTAACCGCTTTACCTCCAACTTCATCACGAAGTACAGCTGAAAAGTTTTGTAACCCATTACACGAACCATCAATATTACAAGGTAAACCAGATTCATAGCTTAAACCATAACGTAACATATTTTCAAATTCAAATGTTGCTGCTAAGAATTGCCAAGGTTTGTCTGCTTTCTCCCAAAAAGATGTTTTAAATGGATCTCTAGCTGATGCTACTATTGCATCTTTGTTATTATGAACCCATTTAATTCTATCATCTAATGAAATTTTATCTTGACCATAAGTATTCGCTAATTGTAAACACAAATATCTTTCGCCAACTTTACCTAAAGGTTTTTTATTAGCAAATAAATGTAAAGCTTTTGCAAGGTCTGTACCTTGTGGATTAAAATAACCAGTTACATAATAAAATCTATCTCGAAAACAAAGTCTACCAACGTGATGTATTCTATCTTCACCAACAAATTTATCAGCAATATAAATTGTATTAGCTTCTGCAAGTCGTTTAGATCTAAGCTTTTGATTTTGTGTGTAAACAATAGTTGCTTCAGATTTCCATTTAGAAAAAGCTTTTAATTCTTCTTCAGTTTTATTTTTATTTTTTATACTTGCTGGTTTGTTAGGTAAATCCATTAGCTTAGATGTAATTAGACCACCACGATTTCTTGAGTCATCATTAAATACAGTTTTAGCTACATTAAGTATTTCTCTGTTAACTTTCCAAGGTGTGTCCTGTATTGTATTTAAACCTTGATAAACTCCAGGCATATCAAAGTTTTTAAGTTCTTCAATATAAGTTCTATGACTAGTAATATTATTACCAGTAACTAAAAACATTGGTTCAATGTGTTTGCTTATGTAACCTCCACCAATACTTGTTTTCCATTTTCTAGGCTTACAAAGCATCGGGTAAAATTCTGGGTCAAAAAACTGATTAAAATCTCTAACGTTTTTAATCCACTCTAAAGTTTTATTAGTCGCTGTAAGTACATTATAAGCTCGTTTTCTTTTAAATATCTTTTCAACTTGTACTAGTCCTGTTGCTTCAATAAATAATGATATTAATAATTCTCCAACAAGCAGCTTATCTCTGACAGGCCATTTATCCCATTCAAAGCCTGTTCTTTTACTACTTAACAATAGTTTCCAACGTCTATATTCGTAATGATTAGATCGCTTATCTAAATCTTTATTAACTTTGTCAAACAAAGCTTTATTAGTCTGACTAAATGATTGAAAGTAAAGCTCATCTTCAATTTTACTGCCAAGTGATATTGCTTGTGCTGTAAATTTTCTAACTGATGTAACACTATCAATAATCTTTTTAGCTGCAATGACAGCTATTAATTTTGAATCTAATTGATCTAAGTATTTTTTAGCTACAAATTTTGGACCTCTATTATTTTCATTTAAAAAGTCTTGTATAACGACCTCATATTTATCAATACTAGCTTTTAGTAACTTTTTGCCATGAGTTGTCATACTCTCACGTTCTTTTTCAATCGATTTGTTTTCTCTAATTAAAGTTCTTTTACCGCCTCGATTTCTCATCTCAGCTTCGTTTTCTATTTGTCTTTCAATTATTTTCTTATAGTCACTTATTCCGGTCACCATTTTGCCTCCGTTGTTGTATTAGTTACACTAGTGAATACTTACCTTTTTAAACAGTTATTGTATAACAGCATACTGCTATACACTGGTGTAAATATCCAT